GACCTTGAGCAATTAGTAAAGCCAGAGGCCCGGAGGCCGTGGAGTTGGGGGACTGTATACCCTAATTTACGCACCAAACAGATTGATTATAGCGCCCAAAGGTTAGCAAGAACATCTATTACTCATGCCCATAGGGAGAGCCAATACAGGAGTGCAGAACGGAATCCGTTTGTGGAAGCTATTCATTGGGAGTTATCAGGGGAACATTACAGCAGACAGGTATCAAGGTGGGGTGAGGATGAATGTGACGATTACGCTACACAGGACAATTATGGATTGGGAGTAGGGAACTTTCCGATAGGTGAAGTACCATTGTCGCATCCCCAATGCCTGTGCGTAACCTATCCGGTGATAACGAAAACAATGGAACAGGTGGCAGATGAACTAAAAGAATGGTTGGATGGNGGCAAGAATAAAGAACTTGACAAGTGGTTTNATGAGCATGGCGATTATTTTGCGGGGGTGGAACCGGGACAGAAAAANCTACTCACCTTGCAGGAAAATATTCTAAAAGTAGAACAGGCCCTTAAACAATTTGACACGACTAAGGTGTATCAGAATATATGGGTAAATGATGTAACAATAGCAGATTATGAACAAAAGATGGGTTCTATAAGTGCAAAAGACAGTTATTTTTTAGACAAGATAATAAACGCACAATCAAAAGCGGAAGAAGAAAAGTTCATAAAGCTGAGGGAAGCACTTGAGGACTTTAGATTAAAGGGCGAGGCATATCTAAGCAAGAAAAAGGAATTGGCAGACCTTGAACGAAAACTAGATGAACTGCTGAATGGACATACAGACAACCCATATACGCAGGCCAGAAAAGATAAGGCGTATTGGTTTAAGGATAGCAAAACGGCAGACAGTATAATACGCACCCCAACGGGCAAGATATGGCAAAGCTTAAAATACGAAGAACGATACTCATTATATAAATATACTTCCGGGTCAGGTGCATTTAACAGGCCATTAAGAGGCTATGATGGTAGCTGGAGCAACTTTAAAGGTATAGGAAAAGTCCCGCTTAATAACGAGGGCGAAGGTCAGGGGATTAAAAACATTACAAATGCACTAAAGAAAAGTAAATATGACTTTGATATATGGCTACAGCGTGGGGTGGAAAGCGATAGAGGCTTATCGGGCTTTTTAGGTGTATCTGAGCATGATTTGAAATTTGGATCAACGGAGGAATTGAAGCAGAAACTAATAGGGAAGGTAGTAAAAGACGAGGCGTTCATGTCAACTTCGGCGGTCAAGGGTGGAGGCTTTTCGGGCCATATAATTAACATCTATGCACCAAAGGGCACGGAAATGATTTATGCGGAGCCATTTAGTGCTTACGGCCACGGTACAAAATCACCGAATTGGGATGGAGTACAAAAGCAATCTAGCTTTGGATATGAATTTGAGGTAATATTAAACAGAGGGTATAATTATAAAATAACGAAGGTTGAAAAATCAGGTAGAAGGATATACATTGATGTGGATGTTGTTAAATAGGGGGGATTAGATGGATAGGGACGAAGTATTGCGAACCGTGCAGGTGGATGAGGATAAAATAGTATGTAAGACCTGCAGATATAAAAACAGTGGGCAGGAATATCCCCACTATACAAAAGCCCATTGTGGAGTGTATAGGGAAGGGATAAAGACTAAGCCCAACAGTGTGTTATTTAAGAACGGAGATTGTGAATTTTATAAGCACGAATAAGACCACAAAGGCTTGCCAATCATTAAAAGGGAGATGAACCAATGCTGGTTAAGTGTGATGGAACAGGAGGATGTGGTAAAGAGTTTAGAATTACTGGTTTTGATCTTGATAAAATGAGTAATGATATTGAAAAGACATACTTTAAATGTCCTTACTGCAACAAAGAATATATTGCATTTTATACCGACAAATCCATAAGGAAAAAGCAGAAAAAAATAAGAAAGCTAACGGATTTAAAATCAATAGAGAAGCTAAAACAAGAAATAGGCAAAGATATGGACAATTTAAAGGCAAGACTAAGCACCTAAACGGGTGCTTTTTTAATGCCCTTTTTTAGTATTTGCAGGGCCTAAAGAACAAAGACCACAAAGCAGGGGGCCGACCTGTAAAAAAAGGTTAAGTGGAAAGGAGAATGGTCATGGATTTAAAGGAATTACTGGGTGAGGAGCTTTACAACCAGGTAACGGAGAAGGTGGGTGATAAACACAAAATAGCAATCGTATCTGATGGAACATGGTTCCCTAAAAATAAATTTGACGAAGTGAACGAGGAAAAGAAAGAGTACAAAAAGCAGGTAGACGACTTGAAAAAACAACTCAACAAATTACAGGAAACATTAAAGGATAACCAGGGAGCCACGGAGACTATCGAAAAGCTGAAAAATCAAATTGCCGATAAGGAAAAAGAACTGGCCGCAGTACGGAAAACCAATGCAATTAAGTTAGCGGTATTAAATGCCGGACCTAATGATGTTGTTGATATTTTACCGCATTTAAAGCAAGATGTTATAACGGTTGGCGAAGATGGCACCATTACCGGACTGGAAGAACAGATTAAGACATTAAAAGAGAACAAGCCTTATCTGTTCAAAGAAGAAGCACCAGGGGGAACCGGAGGGAGCAAGGGAGCCGGGGCAATCAATAAGAAAAACAAAACTAAGAATCCTTGGACTAAGGAGCATTTTAACTTAACTGAACAAGGCAAGATACTAAAAGAAGATCCGGAACTTGCAAGAACATTGATAGCACAAGCTAAAGAATAAAAAGAAAGCGAGGTCATAAAGTATGACTGTTACAAAAACCATAATTAATGATGTAATTGTACCAGAAGTATTCAATCCGTATGTTATCCATCGTACGGCAGAATTAAGTGCATTTTATCAGAGTGGCATAATTGCAAGAAATCAGCAATTAGACGCACTCGCAGCATCAGGTGGAAAGTTAATCAACATGCCGTTTTGGGAAGATTTAGACGGTGATGATGAAGTATTAAGCGACACTGAAGCATTGACCGTAGACAAAATTACTGCCGGCCAAGACGTTGCTGCATTACTTGCCCGTGGTAAGGCATGGAGTGTGAACGATCTAGCTAAAGCTCTTAGTGGTGATGACCCCATGAGAGCTATTGGTGATTTGGTAGCTGAATATTGGGCAAGACGTTTCCAGGCCGTGCTTTTAAACACTCTTGCAGGTGTTTTTGGCAATGATGCAACATTGATGAAGAATAACCAACACGACATATCTTCCGAAACGGGAGATAGCGGCAAAGATGCTGTCATAAGTGGAAAAACGGCCATTGATGCAATTTACAAGCTAGGCGACAGTGCAAATAAGCTAACCGGCTTCGGTATGCATAGTGCTACTGTGGCAAAACTAGCTAAGGACGATTTAATCGAATATATTAAACCGTCAGAAGGCGAGCCGGAAGTACCTACTTTCTTAGGTAAAAGGGTGGTAGTGGATGACGGAATGCCGGTAGTGGATGGGGTATATACCACCTATATATTTGGTTCCGGTGCATTTGGCTGGGGCGAAGGTGGTGCTCCTGTCCCGACTGAAACCATCCGGGATGGTTTGGCCGGTGACGATATTCTCATTAACCGTAGACATTTTATCCTGCATCCCCGTGGTGTAGCTTTCAGGAATTCTTCTGTAACAGGGGCAACTCCGAGCAATACCGATCTTGCTAAGTATCAGAATTGGAAACGTGTTTATGAGAATAAGAATGTTCGTATTGTTCAATTTAAGCACCGTCTTGAACCTGTATCGCAACAAGAGTAATGGGGTGATGATATGAGAAAACTTGATTATTTAAAACGTTTTACTTATACGCCCAATGAGTTTTATGACTACCTCAAGGGTCTTGAGGATGCAGCCGGGGGTGACGTTGATATCGTCATCCTCCCGGCCATGACCGGCGAAAGCAATGACGGCCCAGCTCTTGAACCAACTGTTGCTGAGGCCAATGACGATTTTTTAGCAACAGTGACGATTAAGGTAGTAAAAAATAGTACCGGTGAGGTCTTGGAGTTCTTCAACGGTACCAGGGAAGTAAAGGTAATCACGAACACTTCTGCAGGTACCATTGCTGTCAATGATGATGACCAGAGCGAGGCTGGGGCTGATGTAACAAAGAACATGACATTTGAAAATGGTGTATTAACATTTACTGTAACCCTTGATGGTACCTGGGCAGAGAATGATACTGTAAATATCACAGTAGATGACAATAATGTTGGCATCATGGGGTATACGGTAGAAAAAAATAACCATTTTCTTATTGATGTTGATGCAAATCCAACTTGATAGAGAGGGCGTAGTCCCTCTCTTGTTTATTAAAATGTAACGTTACATGGCGTTACAGGTAACATTATGTAACTATTTTAATGCCGATTAATACAAAAAAGTGTCCGCAAGAAATTCGTGCATGCCCTTTTTAAAAAAGTAAAAAACGCTAAAAGGAGTAAAATAAAGCTAAATAAGGCTAAATAAAGGGAGTGTAACGTTACACACCGTTACAATGTAACGTTATGTAACGCAATAGAATAAGAATAAGAATAAGAATATATATACCCTCAAGGGGTGATTTATTATGGCGGAACTTGAAAAACTGAAAAGGCTTATTGATGAAGAAAACTATCCTTATTTTAGCGATAGCGAATTAAATAAGCGAATCGAGGAAGAACCAGACCTATATGTATTAGCCCGTGAATTATGCCTAATCAAATCCGGGATTGAGGAAATGAAACTAGGTGATGTATCCATACCGGCCCCCAGGGAATATTTTTTGATGTTGGCCAGAAAATACCGTAAAAATCAAAATAAGGTGGTGGTTAGAGCCGATGAAGTATCATAGCAAATACATTGAAAAATTGATAAATGCGAACCCGGCTATAATCACTATCACGAGAAAGACAACTATTGATGATGGATTTGGTGGCAAAATTGAAAACAATGTTATTTTAGAGCCGCAAGCAGTAAGGATATACAACCAAAAATCACAGCGGGAGGTTATATCCGATAGGGGCATAAAAACAGAGCTAAACCTGCCCAAAATATTAGCTATGCATGGAGCTGACATTAAAAAAGGAGATATGTTTATTAATGGTGGGAGAACGTACAAGGTGACATCCTTATTTCCGTATATGGACGTATGCTTGCTAGGTGAGTTAGAGGTAGTAAAATGATTGATATAAAAAACCTTAATTTGCGTAGTGCAGTATTAAAGCACAGAGCGGCATTAGGTTTGTATGCGGACACGGCAGCCAAGAAGATGGAAAGAGAGGCCAAGGCGAACGCACCTTGGACGGACCGTACCACTAACGCCCGACAGAGTTTAGCGGGAAGTAGCGGATGGGATGGAAATAAGCTAAAGGTAGTATTATCCGGCGGTATGGATTATAGCGTATATTTGGAACTGGCACACGAAAAGAAGTATGCCATTCTTAAGCCGACAATAGACAAAAACACATCGGAAATTTTAGCCGGATACCAAAGGCTGGTGAAGGATTAATGTGGCAGACAGTATATACTAAACTTAAAAATAAGGGGCTAAATCCATATGCTCCCGGCCAGCATGAGGGGGAATGCCTGGAAAGATATTGTGTAGTTAAGGAAAGCTCCCAGGTACCATATTTTAGCTCTAACAGGACGGGATACAGATTACTTGACATAATCCTATTTGTACCGATAGCAAGTTATATTCAGGTAAAGCCTTATACTGATGAAATAAAGACAGCTTTAAAGGAGTTGTATTTTTTGCGTAAAACGGGCAATGAAACCCCGATTATTACTGATGATGAGGTAAAAGCATACACAACCAGTGTTGAGTATCAAATAATTAAAAAATTGGAGGGATAATAATGTCAGAAGTTCAGGAATTTGCACTTGCGAATATTACCAGGGTGGATCTAGTAACGGAAAAAGTAAATGTTGAAGATACACCCAAAACATTTACTTTGATAGATATGGCAAGTGAAGCTAATATTGAAGCGTATATCAGCGAAGGAGCAGAAAACATATTGCGAGTAAAGAATACCATTAAAGCATTAAACAAGTTGGAGGATATTACTCTTGGATATGACATAACCTTATCAGCCGTTACTATGCAACCGGAGGCATTAGCTTTAGTGGATGGCGGAACTTGGGATGATACAATACAAAAATATTCTGCGCCTCCGGTAGGTAGCCCGGTAAACAGAACGCCTTTCACATTAAAAGTCTATACAGAGGACAAAGACGTAAATGGAGATAATAAAGGCTATGTATGTTTCAACTTCCTCCATTGCAAGGGGCAGCCAGTAAATTATGCTGTGCGAGATGGAGAGTTTTTCACTGAGGAACTCAGAGCAAAATCAAGACCAAAAGCAGGGGAAAGCCCCGTAGAGTTTGAGTATATGGAAACACTACCGGCTTAATAACCGGTAGTGTTTCATTAAAGGAGCGAGATCATGAAAACGATTAGTTCTCTTACTGTTTACGATGTTGAGGGTAATGCCGTAGACATAAAAGTACAGAGGCCCCGAATACTGGCGTTAGCGGCTCAAGGGAAGATACCAAATCCGCTAATGGGTATTGCCGCAAAAATGGTAAGTGGAAAGGGTGTAGAGAAGGGTAACATAAAGGAATTGGCACAAATGATAGAGTTATATTGCCGGGCTTGCATGGTGGAGCCCACCTATGAAGATGTAAAAAACACAATAGATGATGACCAGATGTTTGCCGTTTTTTCATGGGCGACAAGTGAAGTAAGCAAACTAAGCAATTTTCGTAACAAACAAGAAGATGGTACAGATAATAACAATGTCGAGGGAGTACCAAAAGAGACCGAGTGAAATTATGGCAATTGATGATGAGTATTTGGCCTTCTGTCTTGATGAAGTGGCATTATATTTAACAGCAGAAGCAACGAATAAAGAAGGTAAAACGAATTGGAACAGGCTAAAATGGCGGGATAATGAGAAACGAGGGAATCAGGACTTTATGAAATTTGTCAAAAAGGTGAGTAATTAGTATAATATCCCACAAGGGAGGGATATTTATGAAAAAACTTATTTTACTCTTATGTATTTTGGTAGTCGTAGTAGTATTAGTCGGTTGTGGTCAATCAGAGGAAAGTCTGGAAGGTTTACCATTAGAAGAAAAAATTAGTAAAACAGTACATCATGTAATTGGTGAAGAAGTAAACGGCATGGAGCCAGTTAAAGAATTANGCATAACAGAACTATCAACAGGCAATTTGGCCAATGTTGTTATTATAAGAGAAATGCCGCTTACGGAAAGCTCGCTAAAAAGGGAAATCCTCTCAGACAGCGCAGAACTTTTTGAAAAACTATTCAGCTTTGAAGAATTGGGAGAAGTCAATTTAACATGGGAAAATGAATTATTTGACCAATATGGCAAAGGGGAATACAAGCCGACCATGAGAATACGATTGACAAAAGACACCGCAGAAAAGATAACCTGGGACAATTTTGATTATTTTAACTTTGAAAATGTTTCAGATCAATATTGGCAGCACGATATACTAGATTAGTTAAAGAACATATGCTAAAGACATCCAAGAGGGTGTCTTTTTTTATGCTCTGAGGGCAGGTGAGAACATGAGTATAAATGCTGGCACCATTATGGCCGAACTTGTATTAAATACAGACCAATACGAAGCAGGAATTAAAAAGGCAGAAAAACAGGCCAATAACTTTGCCAACAAAATGAAAGAAGCAGGGGAAAAAATATCTAAGTTCGGCAAAGATATGACACTGAAAGTGACCACACCGTTAGTGACCATGGGTACCATAGCAACCAAGGCAGCTATTGACTTTGAAAGTGCTTTTGCCGGAGTAAGAAAGACAGTTGATGCCAGCGAAGAAGAATTTGCTAAATTGGAAAAAGGCATAAGGGATATGTCAAAAGAGATCCCGGCAAGTGCGGTGGCTATTGCTGGAGTAGCAGAAGCGGCAGGGCAGTTAGGAATAGAAACGGACAACATTCTTAGCTTTTCCCGGACTATGATTGACTTGGGAGAGGCAACAAACCTATCAGCAGACGAGGCGGCAACAGCTTTGGCGAGATTAGCGAACATTACTGGAATGAGTCAGAAGGATTTTGACAGGTTAGGTAGTGTAATCGTTGATCTTGGAAATAACCTTGCTACAACTGAAGCTGAAATTGTGGCAATGGGCATGAGACTAGCGGGGGCCGGTAAGCAAATCGGATTCACCGAGGCACAGACGATGGCCTTTGCCGGTGCATTATCTTCTGTTGGTATTGAAGCGGAGGCCGGGGGTTCTTCCTTTTCACGGTTAATGGTTGATATGCAGTTAGCAGTTGAAACTGGAAATGAGAACTTGAAAAGTTTTGCTGAAGTTGCTGGCATGTCAGGTAAAGACTTTCAGAAAGCATTCCAGGAAGATGCGGCAGGTGCATTAATAACATTCGTCCAGGGACTTTCAACCTCAGAGGAACGGGGCATATCAGCAATTAAAGTCCTTGATGATATAGGCATTACTGAAATTAGATTAAGGGATGCTCTTTTGAGGGCGGCAGGTGCTAGTGAAGTATTTATTGGGGCACTAGATTTAGGCACAAAAGCATGGGAAGAAAACACTGCACTAACAAAAGAGGCGGAACAGAGATATAAGACATCGGCAAGTCAGATAGAAATAGCGAAGAATAATTTAAAAGATGCTGGTATTACAATAGGGGAGATGGTAGTTCCCCATTTAGTGACACTCGCAGAAAAGGTTAAGGAGGCATCTGAATGGTTTGCAAATCTTAACCCCAATACACAGGAAACGATTGTTAAATTCACAGCATTAGCGGCGGCAATTGGGCCTGCTGTTTTATTAGGCGTAAAAATGGTCACGGGTATATCGAAAATTGCCTCGCTATTTACCAAGGTTGTTCCTATAGTAAAAATAGCAACAACAGCAACCACGGCATTAAGCGGGGGCATAGGTGCAGCAGGAACGGCGGCAAGTGCAGGAGCGATGTTGCTTAATCCGTGGGTATTGGGAGTTACGGCGGCAACAGTTGGAGGAATAGCACTTTACAAACATCTCAATCAAGAGGCAATCCCAGCAGTAAACCTTTTCGGGGAAGATGTATCGGAGGCGACCCAAAAAGCCGTGGGTGGGTTTTTGGAATTGCATGATGAGGCAGATACGGCATTGAAACAGTTATATTGGAGCAGTGCAAAGGTTACGACGGAGATGTCGGAAACTATTTCAGGAAACTTTGCACGAATGGGAGAACAGATTAGGGGTGGCCTTGCAAGGGATTTTGACGAATCGAAAGCAATCTTGCAAGATTTTTTTAGAGATAGTGAAAATATTTCAATAGAGGAACAGCAGAAGATACTTGAGGATATGGAGAGTGGATATCAGGAAAGACGGCAAAAGGTGACCGAGGGAGAAGCGAGAATAAAAGAAATATTAAACAAGGCATCACAAGAAAAGAGAGCTTTGACTAGGTCAGAAAAGGCCGAAATAAACCAGATACAAGAGGAAATGGTGGAAACAGGAATTAGGGTGTTGTCTGAAAGTGAAAAGGAGCAACACATAATTTTATCACGGATGAAGAACAATGCTGAAACATTGTCGGCAAAGCAAGCCGCAGAAGTGGTGAAAAACAGTAAGGAACAGGCAAATAAAACAATAAAAGAGGCGGAAAGACAGCGAGATGAGATTATAGCGGAATTGGAATACCAGAGGGACGAGTTAGGGACTATTTCCTATGAGCAGGCGGAAAAACTTATAGAAGAAGCAAGAAGGCAGTATGACGAAACGGTTAATAATGCAGAGCGTATGCATAATGATGTGGTGAAATTTGCAAAAGAGCAGGCCGGAGAACATGTGCATCAGGTGGATTGGGAAACCGGAGAAGTTAAGACAAAATGGCAGGTTATGCGTGACGATGTTAGCAAAAAAGTGTCTGAAATCAAGGATAATGTTCTCAACAAATACAACGAATTAAGAGTTCAAGCAAGTGAGATTATTGAGAACAAGAAAACGGCCATAATTGAGAAATGGGAAACCCTAAAAGAAAGTGCATATACTTGGGCCGGAAATATGATGGAAATGTTCAAAAAAGGCATAACGGATAGGGAGGCCGCTATAGCAGATGCAGTAGAAGGCGTAGGAAACAAAATAAAAGAATACTTAGGTTTTGCTTCACCTACCAAAGCAGGAGCACTGTCAGATAGCGACAAATGGATGCCGAATTTTATACAGATGTTAGCGGATGGCATAAGCAAAAATTCCGACAAAGTAAAGTCAAAAAGTGAAGATTTAGCACAAAAAATAGGGGATAGTTTAAGTAAGGTAAATAATTATGTAACAAATACGGTAGGTGTAATAGAAAAGCAATTCCAGTTATGGGTATTACAAAACAATGTGGCAAAAGATAGCTCCGCTTATTTGGCCCAACAGCTTGAGGTGCAAAAGCAAAAGCATGAGCTATTAAATGCTCAAATTGATGCCACAAATAACGCTTTAGAAAGGGTTGCGGCTAAGTATGGTGAAGGGTCTGCCCGAGCATTAGAGTATCAGAATAAATTATTAGACCTCAAAATTGCCCAGGCGGAGTTAGGAAATGAAATAGAGAACACCACAAAAACCATTGCAAAGCAGACAGATGAGTTAACAAATTGGATTAGTAAAGTAGCGAACCTGGGCAAGGATGCGGAAAGGGTGGCCAAGGGGTTAAGTAGTAGGGACAAAAACAAGGTTTACGAATCTGCATTAGTAATAAGTCTTACTCAGGAATGGGAAAAGACAGGAACAATTAAAATTGGGAAGAATGCCAGGGGAACTGATTATTGGCGTGGCGGCCTAACTTGGGTTGGCGAAGAAGGCCCGGAACTAATATCACTTCCAGGAGGAAGTAAGATATTCAGCAATGCCAACTCCCTGCAAATAGCCATGGACGCGCTTAAAAGTCTATCCGTAAATAAAACTATTAAACGCAATGACAGCACCTCTCAAGGGTCGAATATGGCGACCAGGGGTGGCGATATTCACCAACACATTACTATAAACAGCCCGTCCCCATTAACACNATCCGAAATAGCCAGAAAGAACTTGCAAGTAAGCAGACAGTTAGCCATGGAATGGGGGTTTTAAGATGGAACAAATGACTTTTATTAATTCCAGGGGCGAGGGGGTTGTATTGGGTAATGATTGGCCATATATTGTTACCAAAATTGAAGGTACAGGGGCAGTTCCGATAGACATTCAAACACAAAAAAGCCCATTCCAGGACGGTGTATCTTACATTGATAATGTCCTGGAGCCTAGACCTATCTCTATTGAGTTGATGGTAGTGGCCGGAAACCAGGCTGAAATGGCCGAAAGGCGAAGGGCATTAATAAATATATTCAACCCGAAATTAGGCCCCGGGAAACTAATATATGAGCTTGGCAATAGCAAAAAAGAGATAGATGCTATATCAGAATTGGCCCCGGTATTCCCCCATGCCGGAGACTTTTCTGATGTAATGCAACCGGGGCTAATACAATTATTTTGCCCTTCTCCCTTTTGGCTTGATGTATTTGAAACAAGTAAAGAGATAGTAACTTGGATCGGAGGTCTGAAATTTCCGCTTGTTTTGCCCACTAAGTTTTCTTTAGCGGGGCAGAGAATAGTCAATATAATTAATGACGGGGATATAGAAACTCCCGTGATAATTGAGATCAGAGGAACAGCAAACAATCCTAAAATTGCAAATAAAACAACCGGGGAATTCATTAAAATTAACAGGACGTTATTAATTGGTGATGTGCTAACCATAACAACGCATTTTGGGAACAAGAGGGTAGAAATAAACGGAACTAACGCATTGCATTATATTGACTTGGCGAGTACCTTCTTTAATTTACATCCGGGAGATAATGTAATTGAATTTTCCTCAGAAAGTGTGAATGATGATGCTGGTATTAAAATTAGCTTTAAACGTAGATATGTAGGTGTGTAGGGGGTGGAAATATGGCAGAACATTGCAGATTTTTTAATTCTACAGAAACTGATATTAGGGAATATTTAGCCAGCGAATTTGCGGAGTATTTTGGCCTATTTATACCTGATGGGGTACACATAGATAATGGAGAATTAGGACTTGGAGTTATACCGGAAACGGGATTATCGGTATCTTTAGGTCCGGGATATGCACACATTCGTGGATATTTGTATAAAAACGATGCTCCAATAGTATTTAATTTAGATGAAGCTGATGACTTATTAGATAGAATAGACCGAGTAGCTATCAAGCTGGATATAGTAAATAGAACTATTAATGCAGTATTGAAAAAAGGCACACTTGGAAGTTCCCCAGTACCCCCACCGCTAATTAATGAAACTTCTATAAAAGAAATAGCAATTGCACAGATAAAAGTGAACCATAACACAGTAAGTATAAGTGCTTCTCATATAACAGATGAAAGAACACTAATTCCATCATTGAAGGAAATAGGAGCTAGGTTTTTTACAGGTGAAGCAGAGCCGCAAACTATAAGGGTGGGTGATATTTGGCTACAAGAGGTGTGATGTGGCATGATAAGAGTTTTTGACTATGAATTGAATATCCTTGCAGAAATTGATAACTATGAAAGCCTTATTTGGCGGCGCAGGTGGCACAAGCCGGGTGAATTTGAACTGCACATTAACTTTAACAAACGGAACACGTCAGAACTAAAAAAGGGGAACATTGTTGTATGTAATGATGAAGCAGGAATAATTCGGCAACGGGAAATAAAGTTAGATGAGGGTGGAAAAGGAAGCGAGGAACTTATAATAAAAGGTTCTTCGCTTTCTTGTATATTAGGCCGGAGAATAACATTGCCGCCGGAAGGCCAGGCATACGACAAAGTAACCAGCAACGTTGAAACCATTATGAAAAGTTTTGTGGACCGGAACTGTATTAATACGGTTGACGCACGAAGAAAAATGCCGTTGCTGGAATTAGCACCGGACCAAGCAAGAGGAATTCAAACGACATATCAAACCCGGCTGAAACAATTGGACGAAGAATTAGAAAAACTTTCCTTAGTATCGGGTTTAGGTTGGGATATATTTCTTGACCTTACCAATAAAAAGTGGGTATTCGACGTTATGGAGGGCAGGGACCTAACAGCAGGCCAGACCATAAACCCGCCTGTTATATTCTCAGTAGACTTCGACAACATAAAGGCCCAACAGTTTATTGAAAGTGAATCTGGCCATAAAAACGTAGCTTATGTTGGTGGCCAGGGTGAAGGTGTAAACAGGGCGATAACCGAAACGGGGGAAGATGCTTCAGGCCTTGATAGATTGGAAACTTTTGTTGACGCAAGGGACTTGGAGGATGTAAATAGCCTACCGGAACGTGGTAAACAGAAACTTGCAGAAATGAAGGAAATCCATTCTTTTGATAGCGAGATTATGACAGATGGCCCTTTTCGGTACAAGGAAGATTGGGACCTGGGTGATGTTGTTACAGTCAGGAATAGTAGTTGGAATATGACACTTGATGCCAGAATCACTGAGGTTGTGGAAATATATGAGCCAAACGGTTTTTGGCTTGAGGCCACGTTTGGTAGTAATATCCCAACACTAATCGAAAAAATAAAGCAAGAGATGGACGAGCCAGTAACCGAAAAAACCAGCAAGGTAAGCGAACTGGAAAACGATAGTGGCTATATTACTAACGCCGACATACCACAGGCGGCAACGTATATTCATAGCCAGATAGCACCAGCAGCCATATG